ATATGAATTATATAAAGGATTTTCTTGAAAATACTCCAGAAGATATATATGAGTTTTCTATTATCCTTGAAGATGCGTTAGTTGATGAGTATGATGCAATGCATGCGGAACAGCCGAGAGCAACTGAAATATTGGCAGAAGAAACCCCGGACATTTGCGCATCAGCAGAACCGGGGATGAAACCAAAAGAAATTGAAGAATTCAAACGTAAATTGGAAATTGAATACAACAAAGCATTAAAAGCAGTTGTGTAGTTACCACCAGTCGATACGGCCGGTGGTATTTTTGTACTCATTTTTAAGAAAGGATAGGGTAAACGGTATGAAAAAATTATTTATCAGTCAGCCAATGAGAGGAAAATCTGATGAAGATATCCTTGCAGAACGTCAGAAAGCCATCAAGAGTGCAGAGGAGAAGATCGGAGAACCAGTAGAGGTTATTGATTCTTTCTTCCAGGAAGCTCCGGCGGATGCAAAGCCACTCTGGTTCCTTGGAAAATCCCTGGAACTTCTGGCTGGTGCTGACATTGCCTACTTTGCGAAAGGCTGGCAGGATGCCAGAGGGTGCAAGATTGAAAATACATGTGCTATTGAGTACGGTATTCCGGTCATTGAAGATTACACAGCAGAGTAGAAAGGCGGTGATCCAGTTATCTCCCGTTGAGACGCAGGGTTACGCGTCTTATTTTTATGCCCTGCCATAAGGCATTAAACTGGACAACTACCCGGCCGGAGGTCTAGCCGGCTATATCCCATACCGCTGAAAGAGCGGTCAATAAAATATTTCAGGAGGAATGTAACGATGAAAAATATTCATGAGATTTTGAAAGAGTATGGACTTGAGCTTCCAGCAGGTAAGAAGGCAGCGTTTGACAAGGCTTGGAAAGAAAATTATCGCACTAAGAGCGAGTATGACAATGCAGTTTCCCAGAGAGATAACTATAAGAGTTCCCTGGATGATGTGAACGCCAAGCTGAAAGCGTTTGAAGGTGTGGATGTAAAAGATCTGCAGGGACAGATTACAAAGCTTCAGGGAGATCTGAAAGCGAAAGACGATGAATATGCAGCTAAAGAAGCAGACCGCATGTTCATGGAATCTATTAAAGAGGCAGTCAAAACTGCAGGTGGAAGGAATGAAAAGGCTGTGATCGCGATGCTGGATATTGATGCTCTGAAAGAATCCAAGAATCAGTCCGATGATATCAATAAGGCCTTAGAAGATGTGAAGAAGTCTGATGGGTATCTGTTCGGAAAAAATGAACCAATTAACAATGCAGTAGGCGGTACTGGCGGAAGTGGCGGAGCTGATATCGGTGGAGACGATGTGTCAGCTATTCGAGCTGCTATGGGACTGCCGGAAAAGAAATAAGAAAAGAGGTAGAAAAGCATGGCGAATGCAATTGAATTAAGAAAACAGTATTCAACACTTTTGGATGAGGTGTATAAATTATCATCGCTGACAGCTGTACTGGATGGACCGAACGAATTGGTTAGAGAAGGAGCAAATGCAAATGAGATTCTGATTCCGAAAATGTCTATGCAGGGACTTGCGGATTACAACAAAAACACAGGTTATGTGGCAGGAGATGTGACTCTGGACTACGAAACAAAGAAATGTGCTTACGACAGAGGTCGTATGTTTAATGTGGATGCAATGGACAATATTGAATCAGCTGGTATTGCATTTGGACGTCTTTCAGGAGAATTTCTTAGAACTCAGGTTGTACCGGAGTTGGATGCATACAGATTAGCAGCTTATGCACAGATTGCAGGTGTCACAACTGTAAAGGGAGTCCTCGCCAATGGAAAGGAAGCTCTTGCAGCACTCAGAGCCGCAAGAGGAAAAATTGAAGATGCAGAGGCAAATCTTGCAACATGCTATCTGTTCATTAATCCGACGGTATATGGAATGATCGAAGATCTTGATACGACTGCATCAAAGAAAGCAATCGAAGGATTTGCAGGAATTGTGAAAGTTCCTTCAGGAAGATTCTATAGTAAGGTAAAGTTGAATGCTTCTGGCGCAGGCGGATTTGCGAAAGATACAGGCGGAGTTGCAATGAATTTCCTGATTGTTGATAAGCAGTCAGCAATTCAGTATCAGAAGCATACGGTTTCCAAGATTATTTCACCAGATCAGAACCAAAATGCAGATGCTTGGAAGTTCGGATACAGAACAGTTGGAATCGCAGAGTGCAAAGACAACAAGAAAGATGGTATCTATGTCCATACAGTAGCTGAATAAGAGGTGATGTCATGAATGTGACATATGAGTATTACATGAATTCTTTTGGCGGTTCTTTGATTCCAGAGAACTGCTGGAATTTCACGGAAATTAAAATGAGTGCCAGACTGAACAGATACACATTTGATCGAATGAATGAGGGAGACTGGCCAGAAAAGGCAAAGGCGGCACTTTGCGAGATGTGTGATTGTGCATACAAATATGAGGAACGCGACGGGAAGACATCAGAGAATAATGATGGATATTCTGTATCGTATGATATAGGCAAGTCGTTAGATGCAATGTTGTATGAAATTGCAGAGATATATCTGATTAACACAGGACTCATGAGTTTGGCGGTGAATGATGATGATAACGAATGCAACGATTACGATCTATAACAGGAAACGTGGAGATAAGGATACCTATGACACGTGGAATCGAACAGTTCTGCGTGACGTTCACGTGTATATCGATCACAAAACGGCATTGACTGAATCAGGGTTGAAGAGTGCAGATGTTTACAAGATCCGTATTCCGGAAGAAGTGGAGAATGCGGATCGGTACCTTCCACCGGAAGAATACGAGAGGTCGGAAACTTCGGAAGAATATTGGACAATCCAAAACGATGACCAGATTGTTATCGGAGAATGCGAGATGGAGATCGAGAAGCCTTCCAATCTGACGGCAGTATCTCAGAGACACTGCAAGGTTAACAGCTGGTCAGATAACCGGTTCGGATCAATACCTCACTGGAGGGTCGGAGGTGAGTAGATGGCTGGCAAGAAAGCATTTTCAATCAATACGCCACGTGGAAGTATCACCACGGTTACGAATGCAAACGGATCGGTAACGGCAGAACTGAAATGGGCACCTGGCTTTTCAGAGCGAAAAGAGGGTGCTTTTTCCAATGCACAGGAATTCGTCGATTCAGAATGCCTGCGCTATATGAATCCACTGACTCCGAGAAGAACCGGGATGCTGATCAAGTCCGGGACACTTGGAACTGTGATCGGTTCCGGATCTATTGAATACCTGGCACCATATGCCCGCCGGCAGTATTACGAGCACAGATCAAAAGCACGATGGTTTGAAACCATGAAGGCGAGCAAGAAAGATGTGATCAGGGAAGGAGCTGAGAAACTTGCAGGAGAATAAGAGAAAGCCGATTATTGAAAGCATCCGGGAATATGTGAGAACGTATCCCGGAATCGATAACCGGAAGATTAATATTGATTATCTCGGAGACGGAATGGAGTATTCCATTGATCCGATTGGAGCAGATCCTGTCTATAAAAAATATACGGATGGGAGCTGTCTGAAACAGTTCCAGTTTGCCCTTACCAGCAAGGAAGCCTATGACGGTGATGCAAGAACAGGCATTGCCAACAGTGGCTTTTATCAGGATTTTGAAGAGTGGACGGAACAAAACAACTTAAATGATATCGTACCTCAGCTGGACGGTCACAACGCTATTAGGGTGGAAGTGATGCAGTCTGGCTATTTATTTAGCGCGGAAGCTGATCTCGGACGGTATCAGATGATATGCAGAGTGATTTACAGATAGGAGGAGTTATATGGGCTCAGAAAAGATGTTAGTAGGCAGACATAAGAAAGTAGCTTTTATGGATGCTGACGGTAAAGGAACAACATATACGAGAATGACTGGTTTTACCTCACTGTCAGAGGGCAAAAACTCTATTGAGTACAGCCGTCAGTATGTGGACGAAGCGTCAGAAAGATCAGATGTCGTAGGCTATTCGCCGGCTATCGATTACGAGCTGGACAGATATACGAATGATCCGGTGCATGAGAAGATCGCAACAATTACAGATGATGAGATTGTCGGAACAGATGCGCAGGTTAGCATCGTAGTAGTTGACCTCTTCGATCAGAAGACGTCCGAAACAACTTGCACAGCACGCAAAAGACTGTGGAGTGTGATTCCGGACACGGAGGGTGACGGAACGGACGCGCTGATCTACAAAGGAAGTTTTAAAGCAGCAGGAGAAATTGTGAAAGGCACAGCTACCACCACAGACGGATGGAAGACTTGTACTTTTTCAGAAGCATAGAATATAACAGGAGAGTGAGCCAATGAGCCTTTGGAAATTTGGAGATTTTGAAACAGACGTGGATTTCACGGATGCGGATTTTTTAGACGCAATCGAGGATGCGAAAGCAGCAATGTATGAAGAACAGAAGAACGTGCCAGTGGTCGGAAAGAACAGTGACATCATCCGAGCACAGTGCGCTTGTTTCTATGTGTTCTTCGATACCCTTTTTGGAGAGGGAGCCGGAGAAAGAATTCTTCGTGGAAAAAACAGCGTTATGTTGTGCAACGAGGCAGCAGAGTCGCTTCTGGCATTTGAAGATGCAGAAACAAAAGCATTTGAAAGCAAATATGGTAAGTACGAACCGAACAGGAACGCGCCACAGCAGTTCCCGCAGTCCTACCAGAACGGGAACCGCCAGCAGAGAAGATCTCAGCAGAGAAAGAACAAGAATTATAATCGCAATAACTAGGTGATATTGTATGAATATTCTGTACGAAAGATTTCCGGAATCAGTGAAAGTAAATGGGGAGTATTATCTGGTTATCACTGATTTCCGTGAATGGCTGCGTTTTGCAGAGCTTGTGGAAGATGATTCGGTTCCGTGGCAGATAAAATGCAGATTACTACTGCAATGGTACACAGACAGGATTCCTGATGATATCGAAGCGGCTATATATGCTCTTGGAGATTTCTTCACATGTAAAAAGATGTACCAGGAAGATTCTGAGGAAGAAGAGGAAGAGCAAAAAAGAATCAAGCCGGTGTTTTCGTTTTCGGAAGATGCCGGCTGTATTTATGCCGCATTCCGTGAAGCTTATGGAATTGACTTGCAGAAAGTTAATTATATGCACTGGTTTGAGTTCCGGAGCTTATTTGACTGGCTTCCTGACAGCACGGAAATTAAGCAGAGAATCATGTACCGTGCGATTGATCCTGGAACAGTCTAGGATAAGAACGAGCGGAAACGTATCAAGAAAATCCAGAGAGCTATCGCATTGAAGCAGAAGAGACACAAGATGAATGATTATGAGATAGGAGATATGTTCTCGTGATGGATATTAAAATACCGACAAGGCGTGAGTGGTATAAATGTCCGTACTGTGGACAGAATCTGCTCGTGCACACAGATGCGGCGGTTTGTTCCGGCGTGTATGTGAAATGCCGCAGATGTCGGCGAGAAGTAGAAATTAAAATTAAGAAATAAGCATTTGTGAGCCCGTGAGCCGTGCTATCAGAAAGGGTGATAGTATTGGCAGACGGGTATTTGAATTTTGATACCAAGATAAATGAAAAAGGATTTAATGAGGGCATAAGCAAACTCGGAAAGCTTGGGAAGAGTGGATTATCAGCAGTAAGTAAAGCAACTGCAGCTTCTGTGGCGGCAGTCGGTGCTGCATCTGGAGTTATCGTAAAAACATCTCTCGGCATTGTTGCCGACATGGAACAGCAAGTTGGCGGTGTAGAAACGCTATTTAAAAACAGCGCAGATACAGTTATTAAGAATGCGAACAGGGCATATAAAACAGCTCAGTTGTCAGCGAATAATTATATGTCAACAGTAACGAGTTTTTCCGCATCGTTACTGCAAGGACTTGGCGGTGATACTGCAAAAGCTGCAGAGATAGCAGATATGGCGATTATCGATATGGCAGATAATGCCAATAAGATGGGTACGAATATGCAAGATATCCAGAACGCCTATCAAGGATTCGCCAAGCAGAATTATACGATGCTCGACAATCTAAAGTTAGGTTACGGTGGTACTCAGTCGGAAATGATTCGGCTGATTAATGATTCCGGAATTCTAAATGAAAAGATAGAAAATCTGGATAATGTCACGTTTGACCAGATGATACAAGCCATTCACAAGATTCAGGAAAATCTCGGTATAACGGGAACATCAGCGGAAGAAGCTTCAACTACCATTGAGGGATCCGTAAATTCTGCAAAAGCCGCTCTGGAAGATTTCGCAGCTGGTGTAATTAGTGCAAATGATCTTGTAGATACTGTATGGACTGCGACGGAAAACATTTTCAAGAATCTCGAAAAAATGCTTCCGCGCCTTGCATCAACAGGGATGGACGTAATAAAGGCGCTATCTGGAAAAATAGGAGAAGCTGCTCCGCAGTTAAAAGGAGTTACTGACGCCGTTGGCAATCTAGCTGATAAACTGGAAGGCATGAATTCCGAAGAGCTGATGAATCTCGGAAAGACTGCGGCTGTATTAGTAGGTTCTGTTCCAGCAATGTCTTTGTTTGGAAAAGGTATCGGAGATGTAAAGACAGCTGTTGATGGAATTAGCGGCATTGCTACCGATGCATTATCTGGTCTCGGAAAACTTCCGGGAGGATTTAAAAATGCTGCAAAATCAGCAACGGACTTTAAGAAAGATTTCGGAGGAAGTCTTAAAGGCTTAGGCAGTGCTATAACTGGACCGTTCCAAGTGCTGACACCGAAGCTTTCGAGTTCTGTTGGAAAAATTGGCGGTATAGTTTCAAGTGTACCGGGAAAAATAGGCGGGGCAGTTGGAAAAATTGGTTCTTCTGTAGCTTCTAAGATGCCGAAAGTAACTAAGGCATTTTCTCTTCTCGGAGATGCAACTGGCTATCTTGGTGCATGGGGCGGTCAAGTAGGATCCGCGCTACAAGGTGTTCTTGGAACTGTAGCTGGATTTATCCCTTCGTTTATTGGATTACTGAATTTTGGGACGGTTGCCGGAGTAGTAGTTGCCGGTCTTGGCTTAGTATACAGCCAGTTCGGGACACAGATTGACCAGATACTTACTCTTGTGCAGACTAAAGGCCCAGAGATTATAACGAATTTTGGTACAGGAATTACAGCGGCGTTACCTGGATTAATGTCACAGGGCGCAACGCTTATCCTTGGACTTATAAATGCCATCACAGCGAATCTGCCAGCGCTCATTACAGTTGGCGCAAGTATTATAGCAACCTTAGTAAGCAGTCTCGCAGAGCAGCTTCCACAGCTGATTCCGGCGGCATTTAACATGGTCCTTACTTTGGTAGAGTCACTGATTGATAATCTGCCACAGATTATAATGTCTGGACTTAAGTTGATGGAAGGTCTGGCGCAAGGTATTGCGAATGCAATTCCGCGTGTAGCAGCTAAAGCACCGGTAATCATCGGTAAGCTGGCATCTACGATTATCACGAATCTGCCACAGATCTTGCAGACAGGTGTGAAGATTATCACTCAGCTTGCTGTAGGACTGGTACAGGGAATTCCGGCGCTTCTTGGTAAGATTCCATCCATGATCAGCCAGATCAAGAACGCATTTACCAGTGTAAACTGGGGCAGCGTTGGTATGAATATCATTTCCGGAATTGCAAGTGGTATATCCAGTGCGGTAGGAAGCCTGATCAGCGCGGCAATATCTGCGGCAAGTAGCGCATTAGATGCAATCAAGTCAAAACTTGGTATTCATTCGCCATCGAGAGTATTCCGGGACCAGGTTGGTAAGATGATGGCTCTTGGTATGGGAATCGGATTTGAGAAGAATATTCCGGTCGGATCCATGAATGCCGGAGTACAAAAAGCAGTCCAGAGCCTGCAGAGAAGTGTACAGCTTACGACATCCGTTAATCCAGATAAAACGGTTGGTGGAATAAAGAATAATCCGATCTTTAAGGATCAGGGATTTGATTACGACAGATTTGAACGTATCCAGAGGAAGATTGCAAAAGAAAATGGTAATAAGCCGGTATTCCTGGATACGAAACGGATAGACAGACCATTACCGAAAGGAGCAGTGCCACAGGTATGATTGTATATTATGAAAATATGAACGGCGAAAAGCTGAATCTTTTGAAAGCTCCTTTTCGTACAACGAAGACTGACTGGTTCGATGCGGACTGGTCAGAGTCTTCGGACGGATATGAAAAAACAGTGACGATTGATGTGTTTGGAAAGCGGAAAGAATTTCAGGCGAATATGGAGCAGCTATACCGGATCATTGCAGTTGATGCAGAAAGTGATTCCTATGGCAGATTATATGTAAATGGAGCTTATTTACGATGCAGGATATTAAAATCGGCAAAGGAAGGATGGAAAGGTTACGTCTATTCCGAGGTGGAACTTACCTTTCAGGCACCGGAGCTTGTGTGGGTGGTAGAAACTGGAAAACAATTCTTTCCACAGCCCGAAGAAGAGGCAGCTGCAGGTATTGATTTTCCGTATAATCATCCGTTCGACTTTGCAGGAGTGAAGCGCGGGACCGCTGTGTGGGAAGTAGAGCATATTATTCCGAGTGATTTCCAGATGATTATCTACGGACCATGCGTGAATCCAAGAATCTTAATCAATGATTATCCTTATGAGGTATTTGTGACACTGGAACGAAATGAATATCTTGTGATCGACAGCAGATCTTGTAAGGTTATGAGATATTTATCAAATGGAACTGTGCAGAATGCATTTAATGAGAGAGCGCTGGAACATAGCATATTTGAGAAAATTCCTTCCGGGCTTTTAAATATCAACTGGTCGGGAGACTTTGGTTTTGATTTGACCTTATTTTTGAACAGGAGGGAGCCGCCGTGGTAACACTGGCAGATAAGAATCTACATGAGATTGGATATGTGAAAGATGCTAATTTTACTGCAGATGTGAATGGAGAGTACGAGTTTTCAGTTCAGATCGCAAGATCAAACTGGTATCCGGAATTGAACTTTTCCAGTTATATATACATTGTTGGTACAGAATATGGTGGAATTATCGGTGAGATCCTGACGGATACCACACTTGATTATGTGGAAGTGAAAGGGATCACCTGGCGTGGATTTTTGCAGTACAAAGTGATTGAGCCGCCGGCAGGATCTGATTACAAGAAAGTAACAGGGGAAATACATCAGGTTATGAAAGCATTGATTGAACCGGAGTTTAGTGGCTTGTATGTAGTGTCTTCCAAGAATACAGAAATCACGGTCAGTAATTATCTGTTTGACCGCTACTGTACCTTGCTTGCAGGGATTAGCAAGATGCTGAAAAGCAAAGAGTATAGGTTGAACATCCGGTTCCTTCGGGAGCAGGGAGAACCGGGATATCTGCTGATAGAAGCAGTTCCTGTTGTAGATTATTCAAAAAAACTGGAACTGTCGAAAGACATGCAGCTGAACTATACAATGGATGATAAGCGGAACGGAGTGAATCATCTGATCGTAGCAGGAAAGGGAGAACTTCAGGAAAGAAATGTATTCCATCTGTATGTACAGAAAAACGGTAGTATTGGAAAAGAAAAATATTATACCGGGCTGGATGAAATCACGGAGGTGTACGAAAATACATCAACGGAGACGGATGAACTTGAGAAAAATGCAATTGAACGACTTCAGGACCGAATGAATAAGAAGACATTCAAAATGGATGTTGCAAGTCTTGGACTTCAGGTCGGTATTGGAGATATCGTAGGAGGCAGAGATTACCTGACCGGGATGTATATGTCAAAGCCTGTAAAGAACATCATCTATGAAATCACAAATGATGTAGAATCAATTACTTATAAATTGGAAGGAGAAGATGAAGAATGAAAATTGTATCTGGAAGAACCGGATCACCCCATGTGACTTCGCAGCAGTTCCGGCAGATGCTGGAAGGAATACTGGGACAGGACAGTTATATTCTCACGAGCGGAGAAAACTTAAAGCCGGAATTGAGTTCCAATAATCTGCTCAAGATCCGGAGCGGGATGATGTGCCATCATGGATGTATTTCCTGTGTGGAAATCGGAACTTATGATGAGGTCACTCTGACGAATGGATCACATGGAATGCAGAGAATTGACCTCGTGGTAAACCGGTATACCAGGAATACGGAGACAGAGGTTGAAAAATGCGAATGGAAGGTGATCACCGGGACAGCAAAGGCGAGCAGCCCAGCAGTTCCGACATATACGAAGGGCAATCTTCAGGAGGGAGATCTTGTAGATGAGTGTCCGGTATTTGAAATTCACTACAATGGAATCAATGTTACGGAGGTGAAGAGCCTGTTGAGTGTAGCGGGATCACTTGCTGAATTAAATGGAAAATTAGAAGAAAAGAGGTATAGCATATCACAAGGAGGATCGCTTGCTATAAGAAACCAGCGTATCACAAAAAAGAATAATCGAGTTTCTATTGAGGCTGGGTTATATACAACTGGCCTTGGAAATGCCAATACTCGATATAACGGTGGATCAATTCCGGCTGAAATAGCACCGCCTGGAAGTGGAGCATTTCCTGCAATTGTAACGAAAGATAATTGGACACTTATAGGCATCGGATGTGTAATCATAGAAACGAATGGTGCTATAACTTATCAGATTAACTCTCCATTTCAGAAAGATACCTATATATGGTTAGATGTGTCCTATGATTTGTAGAAATTAATAACCTATAGCAATCCATCTACATTCAGCACCTGTTATTGCTGTTAAATTGCATATGAAACACAGAAACATGATTCAGAGAAAGGAAAAGCTATGAAAATTATATTCAATGATAGTCAGGAGCTAACCGTGCAGGATGCATCTATCCAGGCTGATGGAGGTCTTCTGGTCAAAACAATCTCAGCAACGGAGGAGCAGATCAAAGCAATTTTTTCAGACTCCATGACAACAAAGAAGATGACAGTCCAAGAGCGGGGAGCAGAACTTGCATGTTATGAGAACTATACGAAGTTTGATGCTGTCGTAAAGTATACAGCAGGGATTCTTGGAATTGTCATGTATCAGGAAGAACAGGCACCGGAAGATCGAATCAAGGCACTTGAGAAGGAAAAAAATGAGATACAGGAGAAAATTAACCAGTTGGAAGGTTGCATCTTGGAGATGTCAGAACAGGTATATCAGTAATGGTAACTCTATTAACAAATCTATTCATATTACTACAAAACAACGGAGGAAAAGAAATGATGGCAATGTTATGGGCACAGCAGATTATGTTAGGAAAGAAGACTTACGCACAGGTCCCGAGACTCTTAAAGGACAAGGTAAAAGAAATCTTGGAAGATTCCGGAATGGGAGAGCTTGCAAACGATAAATAGTGAGGCGGTGATTATATGATAAGAGGAACTACACCGACACTTGAGTTTACTCTGCCGTTTGAAGTAGATCTGATTGCAGAGGCGTATGTTACGATATCACAGAATCAATCAGTGGTGATTGATAAGAGCTTGTCGGAGCTTACGTGCGCAGGAAAAACACTGACTGTTAAGTTATCGCAAGAGGACACATTAAAACTGCAGCAATCGGAGTTCAAAACAGCGGAAGTGCAGATACGTGTGCGAATGAAGAGCGGAGATGCGCTGGCATCCGATATCATGAGATTGTATGTAGGGCGGATTCTGAAGGAAGGTGTGATTTAATGAGACTAGAGGTATCATTTCGTGTGTTGAATAAAAATCTGGATGTCGATTTTTCTGCAAAGGATAAAAAACTAAACGCAGAATTTCAATGTTTTCAGCGTATCACTGAGCAGGGGGATGTTGATTACTACGATGGTTCCTACACGGTCACGCCAAAAGTCGAAAAACAAGAGCTTGCGACACGTCAAAAGTTTCTGACAGAAAATGTAAAAATAAAAGAAATTCCATTCTTCGAGGTGTCGAACCTTGAAGGTGGACAGACTGTGTTTATTGGAAAGGAATTGTAAAATATGAGTATTAATAAAGTAGTGTATGGCGGGGAGATATTGATTGACTTAACAGGCGATACTGTGACTGCGGATAAGCTGTTGAGCGGTATCACGGCACATGGAAAAGACGGAGAATTGGTCACAGGAGCGTGTACGTTTGACGTAAATTCTAATGATGCCACTGCCGCAGTTGCAGAGATTTTAAAAGGCAAAACAGCTTACGCAAGAGGTACAAAGCTTGTCGGCACGATGCCAAACAATGGAGCTGCGACAGGCAAAATAATCACAAAAGATGGTGCGTATATAATTCCGCAAGGATATCATGATGGGTCAGGAAAAGTATCTATTGATGCGACAGAGCAAGCAAAGATTATTGCACAGAACATTCGTGAAGGTGTAACAATTCTTGGTGTTGAAGGTAGTATGTCTGGAAATGAAGGTGTAAAAGCACAGGCTAAGACAGTCACTCCGTCAAGCGCACAACAGACCATTCTGCCGGATACCGGATATACGCATCTGTCACAGGTTACAGTGGAAAAGATTCCGTATGTGGAATCAGAAAACTCTGCGGGTGGAACTACAGTAACGATTGGGTAGGGGGGATTAAACATGGCAGTAAATAAAGTAGAATATGCAGGTAAGGTATTACTTGATTTGACGGAGGACACAGTAACAGAAGAACATCTTTTAGAGGGTACTGTGGCTCATGATAAAACTGGTGCAAAAATAGTTGGTGCGCTGATTAATTTTGCAGAAGATACTGTGACACCAGAAAATCTGTTGGCTGGTGCTACAGCTCATGATAGTAGTGGACAGCGAATTGTTGGAACGATGAAACAGTCAAGCGGAATCGACACATCAGATGCTACAGTTACAGCACCAGATATCTTAAACGGTAAAACTGCCTATGGGAAAGACGGAAAACTGACAGGTTCTATGCGGAACAATGGTGCGGTCAACAAATCTATCAGCAATAAATCGGAAAGTTATACAATCCCACAAGGATATCACAATGGTTCTGGGAAAGTTGCTATCAGTGATTCAGAGCAAGCAAAGATTATTGCTTCTAATATCAAAAAAGGTGTTTCGATATTGGGTGTGACTGGTTCATATGAAGGAACTGCATCAGGTGGTGGTGTACAGGTGAAAACAGGAACAACATCATCTCCTACTATAAATACTGGCTTGTCTAAGATTGATAAGCTGATAATCTATGCTGATAAAATCACATCAGTAGGTGTTGTTACTGCTGTGTATTCCGCAGATGTAGGAAAAGCAAAGGTGACATTCTGTGGTGATTACAGCGTGTACTCAAAACCTTGTGGAATCACAGATAGATCTGGTTTTAGCGCGTCTGGTGGTACATTCTCTTGGACAGAATCAGTGAAAGAATATAAATTCATGAATAATGCTACCTATAATTGGATTGCTATTGGAAGCTAAAACAAAATCAGAACTATAAGTATTTAAGGAGAATGGTGATAGAATATGTAGGCAGAGAAGAGCATGCAGAGTTCGCCAAAAGAATTGATGATGAGCAGCACAGGCAGAACAAGAGAATCGTAGTTATGTGTCTGATACAGATCAAGAGATGAAAGCGAGAACAAAAAATGGAAACTATTATATCATCCTGCATCACAGCAGCAGTAACGTTGATAATCTGTCTGCTGAACAACCACGGCCAGCAGGAAAAGACAAGAGCTCTTATGGAATACAAGCTAGATGAGCTGACCAAAAGAGTAGACAAACACAATCATGTGGTTGAACGTACATATAGTATAGAGAGGGAACTTTCTATTCAAAAAGAACAGATCAAGGTAGCAAACCATAGAATTGAAGATTTGGAGGGAATTGAACATGAACATTGAAACATTAATGCAGTACATGAGTTACATTTTGGCAGGAATCGGAGTGCTGGCCTTCTTGGTCAGCGTGATCGTGCAGGCAATCAAGGAGATGCCGGCACTGAAAAAAGTGCAGACGAATGTTGTGGCACTGATCACATCACTGATCCTGACACCAGTAGCAGTAATCGTCTTGTGTACCTATTATCAGATAGTGATTGAGTGGTATTACATTTTCGCATCATTCATTGCTGCATTCATCGTCTATTTAGTGAGTACTGGTGGCTGGGAGAGAGTGACAGAGATGTGGAACAGAAACGCATATAAGAAAAAGTAGAATTGCACCGGTGCAAGAAAGGAGAATATCATGACAGAACAGACAGTAAAAGAAATCATTAAGAGTTTTGCCTACGGACTTTCAGCGAAAGAAATCTCGGACAATGAGGGTACATCACTGGAAGCTATGGAAAAATTTGCAGAGGAACACGCAACGGAGATCGAGCAGAAGAAAGTAGAACTGAAAGAAGGTGGCTGGTATGAGTAAACTTATTATTGATGTCAGCTATCATAACGGAGTCATTAACTGGGAAAGAGTCAAAGCGTCAGGTTGTGCCGGTGCAATCCTCCGCTGTGGATATGGAGATGATATCGCATCACAGGATGATAAGCAGTGGGTGAGAAACCTTGCAGAGTGTGAAAGACTTGGAATTCCGGTGGGAGTCTATCTGTATAGCTATGCGACTTGTGACAGACAGGCACGGAGCGAGCTTGCTCATATCTTAAGATTGATTAAAGGTCACACCTTCCAGTTACCTATTTTCCTTGATGTTGAGGAACCAGGTACACAGGGATACGCACCTAAAGCGTGTGAGATTGTCTGCGAAGGACTCAAGGCAGCTGGATATACTCCAGGAATCTACGCTTCATTGAGTTGGTTCAACAACTACCTTGGCAGTGTTCGTGGTAAATACATCGAATGGATGGCAAGATACAAGAATCTCCCGGAAGATACTTACAATGGTCAGTATGCTATTTGGCAGTATGCTTCTGATGGACAGGTAGATGGAGTCAGTGGAAGAGTAGATGTCAACCATTGCTACATGGAGTTCGGTGGAAGCGTTCAGCCTGTCACACCTTCTGTTAAGCCGGCACCGGCTACAAAGAAAGATTTAGGACAGGTCGATATTACATATCAGGCTTTCACAGACAGATGGTGGCCACCAGTGGTGAATAAAATCGACTGGGCTGGAAAAGGTGACAATGTTTCAATTAAGTGGCTTGCCATCAAGGTAAGCAAAGGAAGTATCCGCTGCCGAGTATACACAAGAAAGAATGGTTGGCTGCCATACCTCACATTCGGTAATAGCTATGATCTGAACGACAAGAAGAATGGAATTCTTGGAGATGGATCAGAGATTCTTGCAGTCGAACTGTACTACATCACACCAGATGGATATAAGTACAAGATGGTTCACTACAGAGTTTCTGTACAGAATAACAAGAACTTCTACGCAGATCAGGTCGATACACTGAAAGCAAGTGGCATGGACGGATTTGCCGGAGATAAGAAGAGGTTTGTTGATAAGTTTCAGGCATGGGTTGAGTAAAAAGATGCCCCGGAGCATTTGGCTCTGGGGCGTAAATATTGTATCATGTTAGGGGCAAAAAAGGGGCAGAATATTGTACTTTGATATACGGTTTCAGAGTTGAAAACGTCTTAAAATACGTTATTTCACATTAGTTTGTACCTATTTATATGCATTGAGTAGCCGGTCTGCGGCATCGAACTTAATCTCTGAATTCCTTGTAAATCCAGTGTTTGCAAGGGGTTTGGAGATTTTTTATTATGCTTATGGGGCACAAATGGGGCAAACTATAAAATTTTTAACTCCCTTAGCTGTTCGTTTCGCTTACTTTCTAATTTCTTTGTGACGTGGAGATAAATTTCTTGTGTAACTCTGCTGTCATTATGTCCAAGTCTTTTTGAGATACTGTCAATGTCAATTCCTTGCTCCATCAGTAAACTGGCATGTGTATGCCGAAGAGTGTGCGGTGTGATTCTCCGCCCAATGATTCGTTCAGATGTTTCACGTAAATATTTAGAGTAGCAATCGAAGTTGATGTGTTCTTTCGTTGTTCCAGGGAAGAAAGCTGTGCTGAATGCCACTACAGTGCCTTTGTGGTAGCATAGGAGCACGTTTCTACAGACAGTGAGTAACTCGTCTTGAATATATACATCTCGCACAGAACACGGTGTCTTCGGGCTTGTAACGATGTCAGCTACATTGTCATACGTTTTCGTTACATGAATTTTCCTATTCTTCAAATCAACATCAGAAGTGTTCAGAGCTGCAGCCTCGCCAAATCGAAGACCAGACAAGGCAAGAAATTCAGTAAGCAGCTTCCATTCTACAACGGTCATTCCAGCAATCAACTTCTTTAACTCCAATGATTCAACGAATTTGTTCTCTATTTTCTGCCGATGAGGTATATCACTGAAACGCTCTATCTTTCCAAGATAAGATATGTCTGCAATATAATCATTCTTGTATCCCCAACGTAACAACGCTTTTAATCTGATCATCCATTCATTTAGAGTGCTGTGTTCTCTACCAGTGCCGAGAAAACGTTCTCTGATGTATCCGGCTGTCAGCTTGTCAACATAGATATCTTTGCCAAGAATGCTCATAAGCGTGTTACACACGGCAATGTTCCGTCTGTAAGTAGATTGTTTAAGTGTCTTGACTTGTTCTTTTCTGTACAGCTCGACAAGGTCTTTTAAACGGATCCTGTCCACTTGCGGTGCGAGAGCACTCTCAATCTTACCTGACAGAGTAAGTGCTGCCATTTTACGGTTCCTCGCCGTGTTTTTATCCATAACAACAGCTACTCGTTTTGACTTCCCGGTCATTGGATCGGTGTAGCGTTCCACAAATTTGTACTTGCCATTCTTTAATTCTTCAACCCACATAATCATCTTCCTTTCTATTTTTTGAGTACAAAAATAACAGCCCCACAACAGAACAACAGTTCTGCTTGTATGACTGCCCCGAAGATGATACAATATTCATTGTATGAAGTGCATATAGCACATTTAAGGTATCTCTTCGGAGTTACTAAAGCACATTGGCGTGTGCTTCCCCAGTTGACCGTTCCTGTTGGCGCAGGAGCGGTTTCTTTTTTGGTATTAATTAAAAGAAAGTCTGCGAACTTCATTTGCAGTATTGGTATTACATTTGATTTCCTTTTGAACTCTCGTTCCTGTTTCTGTAGATTCGAATACTAAAAATGCAACGGTATCTAATTCCTGCTGTTTTGTCGTAGTAGTTGTGTTGACTTTTGTTTTCTTTCCGAGGGATGCGCCGACGACGGCACCGACAGGTCCAGCAACTGCAGCACCAATTAGTGCGCTGCCAGCACGACCGTGAGTTTTATTATTTCCGGTTGTTTTGCTGATTAAATTGTATTGAGGACCGTCCCAAATAAAATCAACCAGTTTAAAGTGTCCAGCGCCTTCCTGAAAAGAATTTCCGAAATAATATAAACCATTTCCATCTTTACGGAATTTTAAACCACCTATATTGTATTGTGTTTCAGCTTTTTTTAAGGCTTTGATGCGATCGCGCTCAGCCTTTTCGGCTTGTCGCTTCTCCCAGTCAGCTAAATGTTCTTCTGGAGTCTTTTTGGCAGTGGCTTCAAAGAAGCTGCGGTCGTCTTCAGTCAATGTAGAAATTTCATTATTTTCTATTTTTTGCCTTAAGTCAGCATATCTAGAAGCGTTATCCCAGCTTCCTTTTAATTTGTCTAAAAAACCCATGTTTTTTTATCCCTCTCTTTCTTTTGCGAGCCCTGTTCCTTACGAGCCACCACTGCTCGTATATATAATCCCTTGTGAGGTTATATCACATCATTTCAACTACTACCAGATTCGGAATGAAGTATATAATATAGTTATCAACGGTAGTATATACTCCATACTTATCACGGTAGCAGCTGATACATTCTTCTAGATATTCTTCTGTAACATCCAGAAAGTCTGCAATTTCATATTTATTTTGACATCCAGCATTGAATGCGTGGATGATTCCAACAAGTCCGATCAGGCGGTTGTAGCCATGTAATCTGGCTTGGCGTTCCTGCTTACGGTTTTGTACGGAATTTATATCTATAATATCACCAACGGATGTGTGGTGATGTCCAAGTTCTTCAGCCAGTGTACAGGCTTTTTGAACTGTATTCATATCTTTTCTGATTGCGACAGTACCGTCACAATACAATCCTTTTATTCGATCACTGTGAAATGTATAATCTATAACATCTATACCGTCCCCGCAGGCTTCGTCTTGTAAACATTCGTATGTGTTCATATGTATAACACCTCCCACTACAGCATATCCGTTTATCTATCCAATAAAAATGTTTTATTTTCTTCTGTTCTTTACAAATGCAGCGAAGTTTTTGATTTCTTCCACTTCAGATTCGGTGTATTCGTCGCCTTCAAAGTGCGCTGCGAGAGTTATTGGTTCATTGTCAATGCCGAGCAACGTATCTGCTGATACATTCAGAGAAGAAGCAATCTTTTTGATCGTATCCACGTTAGGTTCTCTTTTTCCACTTTCATATAAAGAATATGTTGATTTTGCTACACCAATACTCTCTGCCAAATCTTTCTGTGATATGCCAGATTTAAGTCTAGCTTCTTTTAAATTTTCATTAAAATTATCACCCATAATGTTATTCCTCCTGTTACTTATGATTATAAATATGCGAATGCAAAGTGTCAATAAAAAGTTTACAAAATGCAAAGAAAAGTGTTGACAAATTTGCAAACCGCAATTATAGTATAATTATAGTTTGCGATTTGCAAACAATAAAGCGAAAGGAGAATTAAATTGTTTAGAAACTTAGAAGCAGAACAGGCTAGATTCAATTTCACAAATCAGCAGATGGCTGAAAAATTAGGTATGTCAAGAGTTTCTTATGAGAACAAAAAGAAATCAGGGAAATTCACAGCATTGGAAGCAAAAAAACTGTGCAAACTGTTTAAGGTTAAATTTGATTACCTGTTTGAAACAGAAGAGAAAGTGAGGTGAAAAGATGATAGAAAAGATATCGGTAATAGCGGTGGCAGTAGCCGCCATACTGACGGCTATCAACCAAATATCCATAGTTATTACAGCAAAGCAATTATGGCGGCAACAGCAGCAACTACAGCGGCAATTAGAGAAGCTACAGAAAGAATTGTCTGGACGATAAAACGTTTTGTTTCTATCTGGGATTCTTCTTTAGAATCCGCTTGCATTTCCAAAAGCATATTATGAGTTTCCTTCAATAAGTTATCGCGCTCGCTTTGCTTATTGATTTCGTCAACCATTAGTTGGGCGTGCCAGTCGGAATTCATATAATATCGCCTCCTTAATTTATATTTGGCATGGCAGTGCCTGTTTAGAGTATAGGAGAAGAAATAGAAAATAGCAAGAGAGGAGAACGCAATGAAGAGAAGTATAAATCACAAGAGATACAGTGGATATCCAGAAGAATTAAGCCTATTGAAAGGATTTAAGGTTGTCGGAGTCGGATGTGGAGATATCGACAAAGAGGGTGCAACAAGCATTATGCTGATGAATGATCATAACGTTGCTGTTGATTTAAGCGTCACGGATGAAGGAACATACATCAGCGAATTCTATGCACTTACAGAGGATTTTATTCCAAAAACTTACGATGGAGATTAAAGAGGTGAGAGTCATGACGAGAGAACAAGCAGTTGCGGAGCTTGCAAGAATCCAAGACATTCTTCCACAGATCGCATCAGCACTTGCAGAAGAACGAAAGCCAACCATTCGGTACGCTAGGACATCTTACTACAAAGATATGTACGGTCAATCGATGGGAACAGTAAAGAACCGGAAGTGCGGCATCATGAATCAGATCAAGCTCGGAAGATATCCGAAAGATGCGATCACGGACAGATTGATTGACAAGGCGGTTTATGCAGATTACAACCGATTCTTTAGGGCATTGGAAGGTGCTACAAGAAAGTATGTTCCTGAGTATGATCCAATCGAATCGATGATATTGGTGCGGAAGATGGAAGGTGAGACAAATGCGGAACTGTAAGGAATGCAGAAGAAAGAACCACTGCATGGAGATGAGTAGATTCATTCCATGTACATCTTATGTGAAGGGAGGGAGACAAGGTGAATCAGATCGACATGATCGACATCCAAAGAAGAGCAATCCAGATAGTTAATACCAAGAGACAGCCAAGAAGAATTGAGCATGATGATAGAGAAGAAAAAAAGTCTGCTGTTATGACAGTAGTTGCGATGGGATTGGTAATCTTCTTAAGTATCGCAACATGGGTTATCTTCGGATACTAAAAAAGAGTGCCCAGCAAAGGCGGCAACCTTCAGGCACTCAGGTAAAAAACCAACTTAATAATAACATTTCAGAGAGGAGAAAGCAATGTTATTAGAAAAAACAGTAGAAGTAGGTGTTTCTAAATTTGAAGAGCTGTGCAAAGCGGATGCACGAATGGAGGCACTCAAAGCTTACATCAGCAATGAAGAAAACGGATATATCAAACTGGACACAGTGAAAGCAATTATCGGACTTCCGGTCAAGCACGAAGAACCATCGGTGTGGGAGCATGAGGAACTGTCCTTTGATGAATTGGGAATCACACAACATAAGATGCATAAGAGACTTGCAGACAATTACAATGCGGAGGAAATGAAAGATGAACGAACTGAAATTTAATGTGGTACAGAGTATTGGAGAAATCACAGCTAACTTTGATGAATTTAAGAACCAGGTGTCACAGGAACTTGAGAAATATAAAAGTAAAGAGTTTACGGAAGATACAAAAAAGGATGCGAAGAAAGACCTTGCAGAGCTGAGAAAGAAAAAGGCGGCAGTAAACGAGAGAAGAATTGAAGTAAAGAAAGAATATATGAAGCCTTATGATGAGTTCGAAGCTAAGGTAAAGGAACTTATCACATTGATTGATGAGCCAATCACACTGATTGATTACAAGGTAAAAGAGTTCGAAGAGAAGCGAATCAATGAACGTAAAGAAGAGATCCTGCTTGCTTATGAAGAAATTGTACCGGGCGAATTACAGGATTACATTCCATTGGAGCGTATCTACGGAAAGAAGTGGACGAATGCCGGCACGAAAATGAAAGACATTAGAGAAGAACTTACTAGCAGAGTTGCAACTACAAATGCTGATATCAATGCTATCAAAGCCATGAGATCAGAAAAAGAAGAAACTGCTCTTAACTTCTACATGGAGAATAACAACCTTGCATCAGCAATTAAGTACCTTAGTGATTACGAAATTCAGAAAGCAGAGATCCTTAAGAGAAAAGAAGCAGAAGAAGCTGCCAGAAGAGAAAGAGAATTGGAAGCTGAAAGAGAACGCATCCGTCTTGAAGAACGTAGAAGAATCCTCGAAGAAGAGGAAATCAAAAGAAAAGCGGAGAAAGAAACTGTTGAAAAGCTGAAAGAAGTAGATGAGGAACAGGCAAGATTCTTGAGCAGTGAAGAGTCTAAGAAGGTAATTTACACCGTTGTTGCTACAGAAGAGGAACTTAAAGATATTGAACAGGCAATGACAAGCTTTGGTGTTTACTTTGAAAGGAAGGATGTTTGATGGAGATTGGAGAAAAGTTATCCAAACTGCAGCAGGATATGAAAGTCCCCAAAGATCAATATAACAAATTTGGTAAATTCTATTATCGAAATGCGGAGACGATTCTTGCTGAATTCAAGAAATATGAAAAAGATTTAAAGGTCTTTCTGACGCTGAAAGACGAAATTGTGGAAGTTGTTGGGAAGGTGTATATAAAAGCCACAGCAACTTTGGTTGATTGCGAATCAGATGAAGAGATTTCTGTAACTGCTTATGCGAGAGAGTCAGAGGAAAAGAAAGGAATGGATGAAGCGCAGATTACTGGATCAGTATCCAGCTATGCAAGAAAATACGCATTGAATGGTTTGTTTCTTTTGGATGATGTGAAAGATCCTGATTCTGATGAATATGAAAAGCAGAAGAATCAAGACAAGTCTGATCAGAAAGATGGGAAGAGTACAAGCAGCAATATAAAGATTAATCAAAATCATATTAATTCTCTTCGGAGTTTGTTTACTGAAAATGGAATTGATGAAAGTAAAGTACTTGTATTGTATAAAGTGCAGAAAATAGAAGCGCTGACGATTAACCAGTATAAGAATGCTTTTGATCACGTAAAAGAGTTGAAGGAGAGTTGTAGTGTATAAATGAAGTTCACCGGAAAGTTAAAAGAGCCAATTATTGACTTTGCTACACGGCGGCTGACCATTCTATTTGAGCCACAGGAAGACTTTACACAGGCATATGAGGAATTGAAAGACTGTGAGAAGTTAAGCCTTGAAATCAAGCGATACAGAAGGAAAAGGAGTCTGGATGCGAATGCCTACTACTGGGTGCTGCTCAGTAAGTTTGCAAAAGCAATAAGCCTGTCAAATCCAGAAGCACATAATCTAATGTTGTGCCGGTATGGTCAGCCAGAGATATTCGAAGGAAAAGCGGTATATATGACAATCCCAGATACAGAAGAAGCTGAAAGAAAAGTCAGGAATGCCACGGATTATCACTTACAACCAACTTCCCAGATAAGAGAAGGAAATGATGGGATTACATATCGGACCTATAAGCTTCTGAGAGGATCTCATACTTATGATAGCGCGGAGATGGCAAGATTAATTGATGGACTTATTACAAGCTGTAAGGAAGCAGGACTTGCAGCATCAGAGATTGCGACACCAGATGAGAAGAGATTGCTGAAAGAAAGGTATGGCGTGGACATTGGCTAAACGATTGAAGAGCGTGTTTACTGACGATATGGACCACTGCTTCTTCACTGGATATCCTTATCCACACATACACCATATCTTTTGTGGCAGCAGAAGAAAGATATCTGAGAGATACGGATTTGTGATTCCCCTTGCACCGTATCTCCATGAATTTCAAAAGGGGAGCGTACATGACAATCCGAATCATGGACTGGACTTGGAGCTTAAGCAGATGGCTCAACGATATTTCGAAGAGCATATAGGCAGCAGAGGAGAGTTCAGAGAGGTGTTCGGAAAGTCTTGGTTATAACAGGTATTAACCTTGCGGGTAAGGTTGATATATGAACTCCTAATGGCTGACTGAACAGCATGTCACAATCCTTTTCAAAAGCCATGATGATTCATCTCCTCGGCTTGTCCGGGGAGAGAAAGGAGAACAATGCAGACTTACGATATTGACATATTAGATTACATCAGAACCGGACATGACAGAGCAATCACGAGAGCTGAATTGTCTGATCTGACCGGAATAGACGATAGAACAATTAGAGACATGATCCATTATGCAAGACGAGATATACCGATTCTCAACATGCAAGATGGAAGAGGGTACTTCATTCCAGACATGAATATCTTAGAAGAAAGAATGATGCTGATGAAGTATATCAGACAAGAAGAAAGCCGGTTGAAGAGTATCGGCTGGGCACTAAAAACAGCAAGGCGAACAGCCAAGAATTGCAACATGGAGGTAGACACAGATGAACTCAAACCGAAAAGGGAAAGAGGGAGAAAGAGAGTTAGCAAATCTGCTTAAAGACAGATATGGATATGATTGCCGGAGAGGGCAGCAGTTCTGTGGATCCAATGGAGATGCGGATGTAGTCGGTCTTCCTGGCATCCATATTGAGTGCAAGAGGGTAGAGAAGCTTAACATCTATGAAGCTGTGGAACAGTCCATAAACGATGCAAGAGAGGGCGAAATGCCTACGGTAATGCATCGGAAGAATCACAAGGATTGGCTGGTCACAATGACAATGGAAGATTGGATGAAATTATATGAAAGGCGATTACATAAAGATTAATCGGTCACTCCTCGAGTGGGGGTGGTACAAAGACAAAAACACTTCCAGATTGTTCATACACATGCTTTTAAAAGCGAACTGGAAGGACGGATTTTTCTTAGGAATTGAGATAAAAAGGGGGTCATTCGTATCTTCTTTAGCCAAGTTATCTGAAGAAACTAACCTTTCAGTTAGAGAGATAAGAACAGCAATAAAACACCTAGAATTGACAGGCGAAGTGACAAGCAAAAAATATAACAAATTCAGCGTATTTACAGTAAATAATTATTGTTCGTATCAATCGAGTGACACGCAAAGTGACAAGCAAGTGACAAGCAACCGACAAGCAAGTGACAAGCAAGTGACAACAATAGAAGAAGGGAAGAAAGGAAGAAAGAAAGAATATATAGATACTGACGTATCTATAAAGCAGCATAGCATTCAATCCATCATCGATGCATGGAATCAGCTAGAGCCTTACGGAATCAAAATGATTTACCGCATCAATCCGGGTTCTAAGAGATGCACTTCACTGATTGCCTTACTTGAGCAATTCGGAGAAGAGAAAGTGATACAAGCTGTTGATAAGGTCAAACAGAGTGACTTCCTTCAGGGAAAGACAGATACAAGGTTCTCACTGAACTTCGATTGGTTCATTAATCCGAATAACTTTGTGAAGGTGCTTGAAGGAAAGTATGATGAACGGCACGATAAGAAACCAGCAACGAAGAACAATAACAACTTTGAGAGACGGCATTATGACATGGATGATCTGGAAAGTAAGTTGCTAGGAAGGTGATTAAGAATGGCAGAAGAGATAAAACGCAGCTGGGCGGTATGCTCAGTCTGCGGAAAAGAATTTAAGATAGTCGGCAATCGCAAGAAATATTGCAGTAAGGCTTGCTGTGCAGAAGCCAGTAGAAAAAAGTCTTGTGAGAGAGGTAAGGCAAGATACAGAGCATTAACTGCCGAACAGAAGAAAGCGGAATGGGAGAAGAGAAAGAGAGCCATGCCGAAAAAGAAAAAGGCTGCAAGAGAGCCAAAGTACCAAAATGAGATAGCAAGGATTGCAGCAGAAGCAAGAAAGCTTGGGATGAGTTACGGAGAGTACGTTGCAACCGGCGGAAGGAGAAACAATGGGTAAGACACTTGATGTAGAAGAATTTCTTTCATGGCTGAATGAAACTGAGGAAGAACTAAAGGGAGAAAGAGCGGATGAGCTGAACCCTGATCGCAAGGATGAAGGAATCCTACTGGCAACCGAGAATGTCAGAAAGTATGTCGAGAAGATGTGCAAGATTGATGATGCCGATGAGGACTGTAGATGGATTCCGGTAACGGAAAGACTCCCGGAAGATGAAAGTGATGTCCTTACAACAATCGCATCCAAGAGCGGTAGCGGATACAGAGAATACAGTGTTGGATGTTACATCAAGGTATTTGATGAGGATGAGGAAAAGCACTGGCTTGACAGACAGTATGGATACCTTGAGTGGGACAGATATTCAAATGGACACGGTGGTTGCTCACTGTACAAGGTGACAGCGTGGATGCCACTTCCGAAACTGTACAAGGGGTAAAGACCATGAACACAGGAGAAAAGATAGATTACATGATTCAGTGCTTGAAAGTCGCAAAAGCTGAGTACGATTACATGGCTGATTACATTGCAAATGAACCAACTGAAAGACAAGAGTTGTGGGAATTTCTTGATACACACAGAAGTCCGAACAAAGCATTGATTAAGGACAACTTGAAGAATGTGGCAAGAATGGGATTCCAGCTTGCGAATGAGGTGAAGTGATGAAAGATTTAATCGTAGATTGCTTTGCTGGTGGAGGGGGTGCATCAGTTGGAATTGAGATGGCACTCGGCAGACCGGTAGACATAGCAATCAACCATGATCCAGACGCTATATTGATGCATAAGACCAACCACCCGGACACACTTCATCTGACCGAGGATATTTTCAAGGTCAACTTAAAGAAATATGTAAAAGGACGGCATGTGGCTCTTATGTGGGCGAGTCCAGATTGTACAAGCCATTCCAAAGCAAAGGGCGGTAAGCCAAGAGAAAAAGGACTTCGGATTCTTCCGTGGGCGGTATACAAACACGCAAAGGAGATTCTTCCAGACGTGGTGTTGATGGAAAATGTGGAGGAAATACAACAGTGGGGTCCGTTAGATGAAAAAGGTTATCCAATACCGGAGAAGAAAGGTGAGGATTATAAAAAATTCATTACAGCAATGAAGAGCCTCGGGTACCGTTTCGGTAGTAGAGAATTGGTAGCTGCGGACTACGGAGCACCGACTACAAGAAAGAGATGGTACGCTGTATTCCGTAGAGATGGAAAAGAAATCAGATGGCCAGAGCAAACGCACAGTGCTGACGGCATTGGCTTTAAGAAGTGGAAACCTTGTGGAGATTACATTGACTGGTCAGATCTTGGCAGTTCGATATTTGACCGCAAGAAGCCACTTGCAGAAGCTACACAGAAGAGAATTGCAAACGGCATCAAGAAATACGTTATCGATGCTGAGTCTCCTTATATCGTGAGAAACGGAGAAGCATTGGCATACATCATCCAGTATCACGGAGAGACGAGAGCCGGTGATTCAAGAGGACAGCTTTTGACAGAACCGATCAAGACGATTGATACATCGAACCGATACGGACTTGTGACAGCATTTATCACGAAATATTACAAGACTGGCATAGGTCAAGGCTGTGACGAACCACTTCATACAATCACAACATCTCCAGGACACTTCGGATTGGTATCTGCATTCCTTATCAAATATTACGGTGCCGGATGCGGTCAGCAACTTGATAAGCCACTGGGAACGATTACCACAAAGGACAGGTTCGGACTTGTGAATGTGATATTGGACATTGACGGAGAGAAATATATTATATCGGACATTTTTCTTCGGATGCTGAAACCGGAAGAACTAAAAGTAATGCAAGGATTTCCGAAAGATTACATTATCGACAGGGATTATAACTGGAAGAAATATCCGATAGCAAAGCAAGTTGCAAGAATTGGGAACAGTGTTGTGCCGATCATGGCAGAAAAGCTTGTAGAAGCAAACTGTCCGTATCTGAAAGTCGGTGAGAGAATGCCGAACATGAGCATTGATGATACACAGGAACAATTAAGATTTGCTTAAATAACAGCACCTTGACAATTGAATATTGATGGTTGGAATGGTATAATTTCCGTATAAATTAAATGTACGGGAGGTACCGAAAATGGCAATTAACAGATTAAAAATTGTAGTAAGTTTGTTGCATGAAATTGCGGATGGAAATATTCCTACGGCAGAAGATTATGGAATCACAGAACAGGATTTAAACAATATTTTGTATGAAATTCAGAAGGAGAATTTTGTGGACAATTTGAAAGTGAATTTTGATAAACATAAACAGCCGATTGTTACTACGGATCATGCTAGAATCACAATAAAAGGTATGGAATATTTAAACAATAATTCTGCTTTAATGAAGACGTATAGAGGACTAAAAGAAGTACGAGAATGGCTTCCATTTTAATGAATCATCTACCAACCATCAATATTCGGTGGTTGGTATTTTTTTACGCATTTTTAAGGAGAAAGGAACGAATTATAATGGCAAAATTTAATATTGAGGTAGAACTTGATTGGGTAGACGAGGAAACCGGATACACAATTGATGAAGAAATTAAAGAACAGGTTGTAAGTGGTGTTAAGGATGCACTTCTTAGAAAAGCAACAGATGAAGCAGTACAGAGAGTGGATAAGGCTATTGCAGATAAGATTCTTGAAGCAGAAGAAACAATTCAAGACACTGTAGACAAATTTGTTAAGACTGTATCGGAAGAAAAGATTGCAGAGATTGCGATTCCTGTAAAAGAAGATTCTTGGAGTAGCAAAGTAGCATATATACCGTTGTCTGAATATGTAGGAAAGCGGTTTGGATTGTTTCTTACAGAGAAGAGATACGATAGAGACGGACGCACTGCAAGTTATTCCAGTGACAGAAACCTATCTGCTGCCGATCTCATTACGAGACAATATTTGGAAAAAGAACTTGGTACAAAAGTAGAAAATATGATTGCTACTGCAAAAAGAGAAGTGGAAGAAAGTCTTGTGAAGTCACTGGAACAGAAATTAAAAGAGAATCTTGCGAAAGAAACGATCGAGAGAATGAATATCCCTGATGTTTTGAAGAGGTTCAGTGAGATGGCACTTGAAGATAAAGCTGAATAAATGGATGGAGAAAGAAGATGGGATGTAAACGGTTATGTATCGTAGACATAGGCAACCGGAAATGCTGTATGGAATGCGAGAAGCACGAAGAATGCAATATTCTGTGTAATGATTTGGACCAATATGAATACATGGAAGAATGCCCGGATTATGTAAAGGAGAATGAAGCCATTAAAATTGTTAAGCAAGGTGGAAGAGATGAAAAATAAAGAGCAGACAAATGCTTGTTACGGTTGCTTCGGAGCTGCAAATGGTGATTGTGATGAGTACGATAAGGATAGAAGTGAATATTTTGCAGACTGGACAGAGTACAGTGATTCATGTGATGAATTGGAAGGAAGAGAATAATGAAAGCAAATGAATATCAGAAATTAGCAATGAGAACAAATGACGGGAAAACAACAAAAAGACTGCTTGAATGTATGTTGACATGTGATATGGAATACTTATTATCACAAAATCTTGTATATGAAGATGAACAGCACTTAGATTTAGGCGGTATTTTCAATGCATGCCTTGGATTGTCTGGTGAGGTCGGTGAGTTCAATGACATGATTAAGAAGTGGGTTTTCCATGAAAAAGAATTGGATATGGAACACGCAAAGAAAGAAATGGGAGATGTGCTTTGGTATGTGGCTATGATGTGCGAATCGTTCGGTTGGAATATGGAAGATGTGATGCAGACTAACATTGATAAGCTGAAAGCAAGGTATCCGGAAGGGTTTAGCGCTGACAGATCATTACATAGAGCGGAGGGTGATGTATAGATGGAAGATGCGATCAGAATCATTGAAGGATTGGAGTGATGAACAGTGAAAAGAAGTACAGACACACGCTGGAGTCCTGCGGAGATCCAGCAGAACCAAAAAGAACATTATGCTGCTATGGCAGAACATCCACCTGATCGGAAGGCAAGCGAGAAGTTTCATCGACCAGCATACCAGGCAGGAAAGTTGATTGAAACACAAGGGCAGCAGTTGTGGCATGGAGATGTTACTGGATATATAGCCAGAAAATACAAGATAGGGAGTGATACCATTGGAGACAATGACGAAGGAAAGGCTGGAAGCATACCGGAATAATAAGACAGAGATATTATCCTTGGACTATATTCTTAATAACAGGTGGCAATCAGAAACCATGTTGGGAAATGATGTGATCTTAGATTACAGTAAGGGATATCCAATGCCGCAGAGCATAGTTGGTTTTGACCAAGAAAAATATGAGCGGTTACAAGAACGTGATTTAAAGAGAAAAGAACGTCTGGAAAAGGAATGTGAAGAGGTAGAGCATTATGTTGAAGGAATCAAAGATGCGCAGCTACACAACATCTTCAGGATGTATTATATTGATGGTGTCAATGCAGTGAATCAGACAGAGGTAGCGAAGATGATTCATCTTGAGAGAAGTACGATAAGTAAGAAAATCGACAGATATCTTCAACTTTCACACAAATCACACGAATCACATATATAATAATACTTGAGCCAAAGGCTGAATTCCTGCGGCTCGTCCTCTCTTTATATGAAACCCAAGAAGCACCTGCGCAGGAATAT